GTCAAGATTTACTAAGCCTTTCGGACGGTGGCTTTGAACCGTCCGCTTACATGGAAAGACCATGCTGCAATATATTGAAGCGGTACTCAAAGAGATAAGAAAGCTCAGAGCGGATACGGAAGCGATTGTGCTCAATGGCACAATCACCGACATGGATCGGTATCGCTTTCTCATGGGACGACTGGAAGGCTTAAAGCTTAGTGAAGATGCTGTCAGAGATTTGGCAGATAAATACACACAGGATCTTTAACCCTAAAGGAGAAGCCCTTGGAAGAAGCAACCTTGACCCCGTTGGAACAGAAGTGGCAGCAAGAGAAGGAAGAGCGGGGACCTAGTTTAGATGATGCCTACGACGCAGACGGCAAGTTTGACCCGGCGGATCTTGAAGATACGGTCAAAAGCCGTATTCCATCGCCCACCGGGTGGCGTATTGCCATTCTGCCTTATCGCGGCGCTGAGAAGACCAAAGGCGGGATTGTCCTTGCCGAGGAGACTCAAAAGCGTACGCAATTAGGTACGGTTTGTGGGTATGTACTGAAAGTTGGAACGTTGGCTTACATGGATGAGGCCAAATTTCCGACCGGCCCTTGGTGCAAGGAGGGCGACTGGGTGATCTTTGGCCGCTATGCCGGATCCAGGATCAGTATCGACGGCGGTGAAATCCGTATCCTTAATGACGATGAAATCATCGGTCGTGTGAACGACCCTGAAGACATCCTTCACATGTAAGAGGTGAATATGAGCAACGAAGATCAATTGGAATTTAAGATTGGAGAGGACGAGCAGGCCGCAGACGTTGAATTAAACGACGAGACCGGCGAAGCGACTCTCCAAAGTAAAGAAGAAGCCCCTGTTGTTGAGCAGGAGGAAGCCCCTGTTCAGAAGCAAGAGGAAGAGCTTGAGCAGTACAGCGACAAGGTCAAGAAGCGTATTGACAAGATGACGGCACGGCTGCGTGAAGCGCAGCGCCGTGAAGAGGCCGCCTTGGAGTACGCAAAGAACGTACAGTCGCAGCTCCAGCAGGCCAATCAGCGCTATCAGACGTCTGATCAGCAGCGTATGAGCGAGGCCAAGAGCCGGATTGAGACCCAGTCTGTTGCTCTGAAGCAGATCATCCGTAAAGCCCGTGAAGAGGGCGACATGGATACGGAGATGGAAGCACAGGAGCGTTTAGCCCAGCTTGTTGTCGAGCAGCGTCAGCTTCAAAACTACGAATCCTTGGCTCAACAGCAGCGCGCACATGCCCAGCAACAACAACCTGTGCAGCAAGAGCAGCAGCCACAGCGCCAACAACAGCCTGCAAGGCTGGATCCAAAGGCTGAACAATGGGCCGAGGACAATCCGTGGTTTGGCAAGGATACTGTCATGACTCATGCTGCCTGGGGCATTCACAGAGAACTCGTTCAAAATGAAGGAGTTGACCCCCAGTCAGACGAGTATTATGATGAGCTAAATAGGAGAATTAGAGAAACTTTTCCTCAAAAGTTTGCTCAATCTTCTCAGAATTCCAGGTCGTCGAGATCCGCGCAAGCCGTCGCACCTGCAAACCGGTCATCCGGAGTCAATTCAGCGCGCCGCACTGTCCGGCTAACACCGAGTCAGGTTGCGATTGCCAAAAAACTAGGCGTTCCTCTTGAGGAATACGCTAAATATGTGAAGGAGTAAAAGATGGACCAGATCGGAAAAGTGCCTGAAATCAAACGTGCCGCACGTTCCACGGAAACCCGTGAGACAGAGACACGCCGCAAGCCCTGGACGCCTCCTTCTCGATTGGACGCTCCCCCGCCCCCTCCGGGATATAAGCATCGATGGATTCGTGCTGAGGTCGCTGGATTTGATGATCGTACGAATGTGGCCGGAAAGCTTCGTGAAGGTTACGAGCTTGTTCGTGCTGATGAGTACCCTGATTATCCAATCGCTTCAGTAGAAGACGGCCGCCACGCAGGCATTATCAGCGTTGGTGGAATGCTTCTGGCTCGTATTCCTGATGAGACGGTCGAAGAGCGCAATGCGTACTACAAGAGTCGAGCGAAAGACCAAGTTGAGGCAGCCGACAATGACCTGCTCAAGTCAAATGCTCATTCGAGCATGCGAATCGACAGGCCAGTGCGGCAGTCTAAAGTTCAATTCGGCGGCCCTAAGGCCGGTTAAATTAATTTCTGTAAAGGAACCAAAAAATGGCTAACATAGACAAAGCCTTTGGTCTCCGAGCTCTCGGTAACCTGTCCGCCACCGGCGGTCAGAAGCAGTACGGTTACGAGATTGCGGACAACCAATCGGGCGCTATTTATCAAGGTGACCTTGTCACCGTTTATGATGGTTATCTCGTTAAGTTCGCTCCTGCTACCCACACGGCTGCAGTTGGCGTATTCAACGGTTGTAACTACATTGATCCCACCACTGGCAAGCCCACGTGGAAAAACTACTACCCCGGTTCGGTGAACATCACCCAGGGCAAGATCATCGCTGACGTTATTGATGATCCCAACCAGTTGTTCACCATCCAAGCTGATGGGGAAATCGTTGCTGCCGACATCGGCAAGAACGCTGACGTTATCGGCACGGGCGGTAGCACCACTACTGGTGTTTCCACAATGGAGCTTAACAACGCTACCATCGCAAAAACCGCTGCGCTAAACCTTAAGATCGTTGGCCTGTACGACGTTCCTGGCAACGCACTTGGTGACTATGCTGTGGTCGTGGTTAAGATTAATGAACATCTTTATGGCAGCGCTGGTGTTGCCGGACAAGGAGCTTAATCATGGCAATTACACGCGCACAACTAGTTAAAGAACTTGAGCCCGGACTCAACGCTCTCTTTGGTCTTGAGTATCAAGGCTATGAGAACGAGCATGCCGAGATCTATGACGTTGAATCTTCTGACCGTGCTTTTGAAGAAGAAGTCATGCTCTCGGGCTTTGGTGAGGCCCCTGTTAAGACCGAAGGTGCTGGCGTTGCTTACGACCAAGCACAAGAAGTCTACACAGCTCGCTACACGCACGAGACGATTGCTCTCGCCTTCTCCCTTACGGAAGAAGCTGTTGAGGACAATCTGTACGACCGCCTTGCCGCTCGTTACACCCGTGCTCTGGCTCGCTCCATGGCTCAAACCAAGCAGATCAAGGCTGCTGCCGTTCTGAACGGCGCTTTTGACACCTCCCTTGGTGGCGACGGCAAGCCTCTCTGTGCGACCGATCACCCCACCCTTGGTGGCGCTGATCTTCGTAACGAGCTCACCACTCCTGCTGACCTCAGCGAGACCTCCCTTGAGCAAGCTCTCATCGACATCGCCGCCTTCACGGACGAGCGTGGTCTGAAGATTGCTGTTCAGGGCGTTAAGCTGATCATTCCTAAGGAGCTTCAGTTCACTGCTGATCGCATCATGAAGTCGACTCTCCGTGTTGGTACGGCTGACAACGACATCAATGCCATCCGTAACATGGGCATGATTCCTCAGGGCTACACTGTGAACCATTATCTGACCGATACGGACGCCTTCTTCATCAAGACGGACGCTCCTAACGGCATGAAGATGTTCCAGCGTGTCGGCATCAAGACTGGCTTCGAAGGTGACTTCGACACCGGTAACGTCCGATACAAGGCTCGTGAGCGTTACAGCTTCGGCTTTAGCGATCCCCGTGGTATCTTCGGATCCCCCGGCGCAGCCTAAAAAGCAGCAAGAAAAAGGGGGCGACAAGCCCCCTTTTTTGTTTTATTATTCAAGTACTAGGATTTAAAACCTGTATCGACTGACCTAGCAGACTTAGTAGAGACGATACGGGGCATGTGCTACTACACGAAAGGATTCTCAAATGGCTTCGACCACCTTCTCCGGTCCAGTTACATCCACAAATGGTTTTGTTGGCGCTGTTACAGGCAATGTCACAGGTAATGTTGCTGGCGACACCGTAAAACTTACTGTTATTGCTGTTGGTAGCTTGCCTGCTGCCGCTGCTGGTAACGCCGGAACCATCTATTACGTTTCTGGAACCACCTCTGGTAATACCCTTGTCTTCTCAAACGGAAGCGCAAATATTGACCTCGTGACTGGTGTTGCAGTCGTAGCAGCCTAATAGGAGGCTTTTATGAGCTTCGCAAGTGACATAAAAGCCGTCACAAAGACGGCCAATGCCGCTGCCATTTCAGGAAGAACCCGCATCCAGGGTGTTTATTACACCTGCACGGGTACGGCTTCTTCTTTTGATTTGCGTAATGGTGCTGCGGATACGGACACCTC